GCGGCGCAGCTACGGCGGGAACGTATTTGCTTTCGGTGGCCGCTGTAGCTGCCGGATCATTTACCGTAGTAATTTCAAATGCATCCGCAGGCAGTTTGTCTGAGGCGCTAACTTTGAATTTTGCTTTGATTCACGTTGCTCAAGCGTAAGAGGAAGGGGAGGCCAAAAACCTCCCCTTTCATTTATGGAAATCTATCTCTCCCACCCTGTTCATGGCCGCAAAGTGGCGACTATGGAACTTGAAGCCGAACATGATGAACAACACGGCTGGACACGATATACTCTGGATACGCCCGAAGTCTCTGAGGCGGCTCCTGTTAACGCACTGGAAGTAAAGCGCCGTCGTAGAACCGAACCCGAAGGAGCCTAGTCATGGCGACATACACCGCTGGCGAGCAGATTAACCGAGCCCTTCGATTGCTTGGCGTGCTGGCCGAAGGCGAGACTACTTCTGCATCAGTGTCGCAAGACAGTTTGATGGCGCTAAACCAGATGATTGATAGCTGGAATACTGAGCGGCTGTCGGTGTTCAGCACTCAAGACCAAGTGTTTACTTGGCCTGCTGGCTTCATCAATCGTACCCTTGGCCCAACAGGCAACTTTGTAGGCAACCGGCCCATCTTGCTGGATGACGCAACCTACTACAGAGATGCAAGCACCAATGTCAGTTTTGGCATAAAGATGATCAACCAGCAGCAGTACGACGGTATTGCTGTCAAGACGGTTACGTCTACTTACCCGCAAGTGTTGTTTATTAACATGACGTATCCTGATGTGGATATGTACATTTACCCCAAGCCTACACGGGACTTGGAGTGGCACTTTATCAGCGTTGAAGAGTTGACCCAGCCCGCCAACTTGGCAACCAACATTTTGTTCCCACCTGGTTACTTGCGGGCGTTTACGTACAACTTGGCCTGCGAGATCGCGCCTGAGTTTGGCGTGGAGCCCAGCCCCCAAGTGCAGCGCATTGCTATGACCAGCAAGCGCAATCTGAAACGCATCAACAACCCTGACGATGTGATGTCTATGCCTTACGCCATTGTGGCGACTCGTCAACGCTTTAACATTTACGCAGGAAACTACTAACATGGCAACTATCGCAATCTCATCTCTTCCCGTCGCAACTGCGGCTGCCGTTGGTGATGTCTTGCCAATTGTGCAAGGCGGCACCACAAAACAGCTTACCAACGCGCTGCTGTTTACCAGCCCCACATTGGTGACGCCCGCTTTGGGTACGGTTGCCAGTGGCAACATTAGCGCTTGTACTAGCACCAGTATGGTCATGGTTACGCCAGTAATTGGTGCAGCTACAGGCACTAGCTTGACAGCCACAGGCACAATTGTTTCAACCGGCACGGCTGGCGTGGGCTACGCCACAGGCGCAGGCGGCGCGGTTACACAATTAACTAGCCGCACCACGGGCGTAACGCTTAACAAGACGGCAGGCGCAATTACCATGTTTAGCGCAGCGGGAACAACGACGGCGGCAACCTTTACTGTGACCAACAGCACTGTGGCGGCAACCGATGTTGTCATCTTGAATCAAAAGTCAGGCACTGATTTGTACGACTTGATGGTTACTGCTGTGGCGGCGGGTAGTTTTAACCTAACATTCCGCACTACTGGCGGCACGACCACAGAAACGCCCGTATTTAACTTTGCGGTTATCAAAGCAGTTGCGGCTTAATGAAAACGCCCATCCTTGGTTCAACCTATGTAGCACGTAGCGTCAATGCTGCGGATGCCCGCATGGTAAACCTGTTTCCCGAGATCGTGCCAGAGGCAGGCAAGGAACCAGGCTTTCTAAACCGAGCGCCTGGCTTGAACTTACTTAACACAATTGGCACCGGCCCAGTCCGAGGACTGTGGGCGTTTTCATCTAACGACAGCACGGCCTTTGTGGTGTCGGGCACCGAGTTGTACAAGATTAACACCCTGTATGCGCCCACGCTGATTGGCACCGTAGCTGGCACCGGCCCTGTCAGTTTGGCCGACAATGGCACTCAGTTGTTCATTGCGGCCAATGGCCCAAGTTACATCTACAACAACACCACAAACGTCTTTGGTCAGATTACTGACCCTGACTTCCCCGGCGCTGTAACTGTCTGTTACTTAGACGGCTACTTTGTGTTCAACCAACCAAACAGCCAATTGATGTGGGTAACTGAGTTGTTGGATGGTACGTCCATTAACCCGTTAGAGTTTGTCAGCACCGAAGGCTCACCTGATGGCCTGCTGGCCGTAACGTCCAACTTTCGTGAGGTGTGGGCCTTTGGCACAAACTCAATTGAGGTCTGGTACGACTCTGGCGCAACAGACTTCCCCTTGCAACGCATCCAAGGCGCGTTTAACGAGTTAGGTTGCGCTGCTCCCTTCTCTATAGCCAAGATGGACAACGGCATTTTTTGGCTTGGCCGTGACCGCCGTGGTCAAGGTATTGTTTACCGCGCCAATGGCTATTCGGGCGTTCGCATTTCTACCCATGCTGTTGAATGGCAGATTCAGCAATACGCTGATTTGACGGACGCTATTGCATACACATACCAACAAGACGGCCACAGCTTTTATGTGTTGATTTTTCCTAGCGCCAACACCAGTTGGGTTTATGACGCGGCAACGCAAACCTGGCATGAACGTGCGGGCTTTGACAATGGTGAGTTTACCCGCCACCGCAGTAACTGCCAGATGGCGTTTAACAACAAGATTGTCGTTGGCGACTATGAGAACGGCAACATCTATGCGTTTGACTTGGACGATTATTCGGATAATGGCGGCATTCAAAAATGGCTGCGCTCATGGCGGGCGCTACCAACCGGCCAGAACAATTTGAAGCGCACGGCGCATCACAGCTTGCAACTGGATTGTGAAACAGGTGTGGGACTAAATCTGTACCCTGGGTATGACAGCGAAAATATTGACACTGAGTCAGGGTTAGACCTTGTAGCTGAATACGTACAAACGTTTTTAGTGACGCAATCGGGTGTTACTTTAACTACCGAGGCTGGGGACGGCTCTGAACCTTTAGGTCAATACGAACTGTCGGATACCGATATTAGCGGGTACAACTTAGTGACCACGGCTTACCTTGCTGCACCAGGCTACGACCCTGAAGTTATGCTGCGCTGGTCAGATGACGGCGGTCATACTTGGAGCAACGAACATTGGTCACCAGTTGGCAAAATTGGTGCGTATGGTCATCGAACCTTTTGGCGTCGGCTGGGCATGACTTTAAAGCTGCGTGACCGTGTGTATGAACTGTCAGGCACTGACCCTGTAAAAATTACAATCATGGGCGCTGAACTCATTTTGAGTCCAACAAATGCCTAGCCCTAATGCAAACCCAACGCCGATCACGCCGCCGCGTGTGCCGCTGATTGACCCCCGCACAAATCTGATTGACCGCGCTTGGTATTTGTTTTTCTTGTCACTCAACAACATTGCGTCGGCTGTTGTTGATAATGTCAATGTTGGTACTGATACTGACTCTTTGCTTGCGTCCTACGATGCGGCGCTTCGCTCGGTCAATCAGGAATTGCAGACCCTGCCGCCAGTGGTCACTTTGCCTGCGCCTGACGTATTGGGCGACTGTTGCTCTGCCTTGGTATCTCAGACTGCTGAAATGCAAAAGCAGATTGAGGCTTTGCAAGTGCAACCAATTGTTGACGTTGGCCTAATTACCGCAAGCATTGCGGCGCTCTCAAGCGCGCCAGTTACCAAAACCGCTGACTTTACTGTTGCCGCTAACGAGACTTGGCTTATCAATAACAAGTCAGGATCAACTTGCACGGTAACCTTGCCTTCGGCGTCTGCATATTCTGGCCGTTATTTGACATTTAAAAACTTGCAGGCTCAGACTTTGGTGTCTGCATCAAGCAACGTGGTGCTGATTGACAGCGCGGCGGCTGGCACCGCAATCCTCTTGGCAGTTGTAGGAAATTGGGCGACAATGGTGTCTGACGGCACCAATTGGGTCATTATGCAACAGGCCGCTAACAACACCCTGCTTTTGGAGTAAACCATGACCGTATCAGTAAAAGTCCTTGTAGCCGCAAAGTTTGCCGAGGCAAGCCAAACAACCCAGTACACCGCAACTGGCGTCACGGCCATCATCGACAAGTTTACCGCGACTAACATTACTGCCACGGCAGCTACGATCAGCGTCAACTTGGTCACCGTGTCTGGCTCTGCGGGTAACACCAACTTGATTACCAAAACCAAGACGCTTCAGGCTTCTGAGGTCTACACCTTCCCTGAACTGGTGGGCCAAGTGCTTGGTACTGGCGACTTTATCAGTACCATTGCTGGCACTGCCAGCGCAATCAATATCCGCGTTTCTGGGCGTGAGGTGACTTGATGTTTAATGGTGTCTGACGGCACTAATTGGATTATTATGCAGGCTGCGTCTAACAACAACCTGTTGCTGGAGTAATTGATGGGTAATCTGCAAGTCACTTATGGAGCCGGATTTGACGTGGCAAATGCGCCGCGCAAAATCAAATTTCGCCAAGATATTCTTACTGTTCAAAGTGGAATGCAAAAACTAATCAGCGACGGCGTTGTGGAGTCTACGTTAGAGGACTGTACGCTGAAGCATTACTTTACGCCAAAGGACAACGAATACGGGTGCTGCACTTACGCAAGAGAAATGTTGATTCCCAAAGGAACACTAATCATCGGTAAAATTCACCGTCATCAGCATTTGAATTTTATATCCAAAGGAAAAGTAATAGTCTTTACTGAGTTTGGCGAAAAGCATTTAGAAGCGCCATGTACTTTTATATCTGAAGTTGGGTTAAAGCGGGCGGTGTACGCAGAAGAAGACACTTTGTGGACTACCGTTCACTTGACTAAATTTGAAGATGAAGCTGACCTAGACAAGATTGAAGATGAAGTTATCGCGCCGTCTTATGAGGCTATGGGATTAATTGATAATCTGCCGCAAATGTCGGCGCAAGGAGAACTATTATGACTTGGGGAATGACAGCAATGGCAGGCGCAAGCCTTTTGGGCGGCTATATGTCTTCCCAAGGGCAAAAACAAGCCGCCGAAACGCAAGCTGGTGCTGCTGATCGATCTGCTGCACTTCAAAAACAAATG